AGATATACTTATATTATATTCTTCATGTAAAAGATTATAAAGAATACTTCTAGTTCTAACTATATCTCTTGTTCTACCTTTACTGAATACATCGTTCTTACTTACAAGATATTTTTGACAAACTTTTTCTACAATCTTATTAACTGTATCAAGGTTTGCATTCTTGTATGCGACTCCAATAATATTTTTTTTATCATTAGAGTCTTTTATTGGTTGGTGTTGCAAAAGTTTTGCTGCATACAAAAATCCTTCTGAAAACCCTACCTCATATAATCTTTCTTCCTGGTCTGTTAGAAGGTAAAATGCTTTTTTAACTTTATAGATAAAAGTGTTTTGGTCTAAATGTTTAATGTGATTATTATAGTGTTTGCTTATATTTATGGTCATAGATCCCCTACTGTTTTCCTTTCTTTTTTTCAACTATTAAGTTAATAACTATTTAGTTGTCATTAACTGTTCTTTTGTCTGCTCGATTTTCCAAAGTAAAGCATAAGAATCTTGTTGATACTTATTTACTTTCTGTTTTGCTTCCAGGAACTTCTTGTGTTTCTTTGCTTGAAGATCCTTTAGCTTCTGCAGACGCATTCGGATTTGTTCCATCATGCTCCTTTTTTACTTTTGTATTATCGATCCTTAAATTATCGATATTACATTCTACTAACTCACCTCTATTTTGAGGGTTGGTAGCCTTCTCTACATCATCAAAGAGTTCGGTCATTGTAAAATGACACTCTCCATTGATAATTCTTTTAAATTTTGTCATACTTATTTGCTTTTTTCAACTTCTTTTTTAATCAAAAAATCTATATACTGTCTTGCTTTTTTAAGATCTTCGATACCATTTTTTCTTTTATATCTAGAAATATATTTAATTACATTGCCTTCACAAAAATCAAAATCATTTTTAATTATAAAGTCAATAGGTTCAATTTTGTTTGCTATATAGTGTTCTGGTTCTTTTATATTGTCTGCCATATTAAATCCTTTTTTTAGCAAGGTGGGGAAAACGATTAGAAAGGGAAAAAAACCCCACCCTGCTTGATACCCTTTAGCCTAAGTTAAAAGGTATATTCGTTATTACCACCACTTTCTGCTTTTGCAAAGTCATTTTTACTTTGTGATGCAGCTCCACTTGGTGTTAAGATGATTGTCATTTCACCCGGTTTTGGGTTTCCATTTTCATCTTTTGAAACAAAACCTGCTTGGTTATACCATTTCCCGTCAATGTTAACTCCAATGGTCCAGTTCTTATCTGGATGTTTTATATTTTTTGGACCAACCATCATAGGAATTTTATCCTTTGGGTCACTCCACTTTTCGTTCTTGACTAGGTTAATGTATATCTTTTCCATATTTATCCTTTTAGTTATATCAATCTTTATGATTGATTATTTTTAAGTTGTAACTCTCTAGTATCTGCAACATCTTTAACTTGTTGATATACTCTAGGGTTATTTTTAATTAGATATTGAATGTGATCTTTATATTTAAAAGCTACTGCTTTAAATTCTTTTAAAGAGTTTGCTTTTTTAATCTCACTTTTAATATCTTCCACCTCTATACGATCATCCTTATATTGGGGGTCGGCTTCTGCAGATTTCTCTGTAGAATTTTGTTCAAATGGTTTTGCATTGTAACCATCTTCTAAATCTAAACCGGTCTTTAAGTTTAATGCATTTAAGAATGCATACTTTCTACTGTATGACATTGCTTGACCCGTTCCATATTTATCTAACTTACCTATTGCAGTACATCCATCGATAATTATAAAACTTTTTGGATCATCGATGTCAGTTATCTTCATAGTACAAGTTACCACTACAAACTTATCTGTTACATCTGTAATGTAATTGCAAGTTGGATATAAACCATTTTCAAGAAGAGCTGCCATTGCAACTTTCTGAACATCATCATGTAACAAGGGATTGAACGGCATTCCGGACACCTTGTTTGCTTTCTTTACACCACTTGCATGATTACAAGCATTGTGTAACTTCTTATGTATGTTACCCATATTGTTTCCCTTCATTTGATATACATTTGTTTCACTACTCATATTTGATTCCCCATAGTTTGGTTATTAGTTGTTTTTGTTCATCTGCTAAATCTTTATAATAAAAAAAGTGATTAAGATCTGGTGGTTCCATCATCATTGCTAAAGTTTCTAACTTACCTTCTGCAAACATAATCATTTTTTCCCACAACATAATCTTCTCTATCATTTTAGAATAAAGATGTTCTAGATGATCTGCCTTCATCAACTCATGACTTTGATCAAAGATGATATAATCTTTGTCATTAACATATACCAAGTAAGGTATTTTTTTAGTTGTCATATAGTAGAATGAAGTCTGTGTTAAGTTTTCTATTGTAGGCTCCGAAGGTAGATCTTGAGTGATCATGTTCCATTCCTCTTTACCTTTTACTTTTCTTAAATTAGGTGGCTTCGTTTTTAATTCTATAAATTTTGTTTTAGACTCATAGTCTATTCTACCAATTATTGGTTTGATCATTCCAAACTCTTGGTTTTCAACATATCTTTCACAAACTAATTTGTCTTTACCAATTATATTTTGCACAACTTTCTTTGTGATTGGAATACAATCTTCTGCAAACTTAATCATAGCTTCTCTGCCGAACTTATCCTTTGCGTCAACAGGTGGATTTACATTTATGTTTTCTTTTTCTTGATCGAAACAAACTTTATAATCTCGATCCCACTCTGTCTCTTTGATTGTCTTTGATTTGTAAATTACATCTGCGATCATCTTCTGGACCACATTGTTTACTAGGTTTCCAAAGTTAGCTTTATATCTAAATGCAAACTTCCTTCTAACTTCTTGAGGAAAAGTGTAGCCAATAATATTTTTTGCAAAAGGTGTTGAGGTGCTGGAATAGGACCAATGATCCAATCCTTCACCACCATTAAATATTGAGAATGCTTTTTCTATTTTTTTTTCCATGCGTTTTTTCTCTGTAATTACAATCATTTTAAGATGTTGTCAACGGATAATTATGATTGTATAACGGAAGTAAAATGAATAAAAAAAAACTACCTTATAAAAAAGTTCGTATTATTTGGGTTGATATTTGTAGCAGCTCACAATGGTATGATGATCTAGCCGATGTTGATAAGTTTAGCTACAGTTGGTGTGAAGATGTTGGATTTCTATATTATAAAGATTCTAAAGTAGTAAAGATATTTACTTCTTATTCTTATGATGAGGATAAATTATCTATTGGTAACATCACGGCTTATCCTAGATCTGTAGTTAAAAAAATAATATACGAGAAATGACATACTCTGGAATATTTGAAGAAACTGATTGTAAGAAAGAATTAAAACGAGCCAAGAAATATATTAAAAAACAAGCAGATATAATTTTTGCACTTGAGAAAGAAATTGAACAGAAAGATAACGAAATAAAAATATTAAAAAATAATGGCTAGAGATATTTATTTTAAATCAACCGGGATCTATAATGATTGGCATAGAAAATATGAAGGCATTGCTATGATTGATGTAGACTCTGTCGAGTGCTGCGTTAATTGTTATGAGCCTCTTGCCATTATCGAGACTTGTTTTGATAAAAATCAGAAATTTAAGTCTACAACCCTGTCAAAGATCATTGCTAGTCGCTTAAATATACCTTGCTTTTTAGTATTCTATAAGCCATTGGACCAAGACACCCTAACTTTTAGAATCAAGCGTATCAGAGCCTCTCAGACAGAGTTTCAACTGTTAAACGAGAACCAATGGGTTGACATTTTGCGAGACTTACACCAAAACCATAACCAAAACTGTAAAAAGAAAGGAAAAAAATGAACACATCACGAGGTTTTTTACACATAACCTATAAGGTATACCACCATTTAGACTTAGTTGACGGAGAAAAAAAGTCTCATTGTTTAAATGTTTTATTATCTGTAATGAAATATGCCTGGAAAAAAAATGGATATAGAGCTGATTTAAGGCATGAAACTATTCATAAGGATACTGGACTTTGCCGGACCACAATTAAATCTTGTTTGGAAACTCTGAACAAACTTAATATTGTAAAATCTATTCGAGGTAGATCTGGTAAAACTTATATTGTTAATGAGATATTTTTAAAAGTTGAGAAAACTTATGAGTCTTTTAATAAATCCCAGATAGCCGTTAAACCTACACAAGATAGCCGTTTTACGGCTACATTAGTAGAAGAACTAAGTAGTAATAATATAGGTAATATTGTTAAGAGTCATGCAGGGGATACTGAAAGAATATTAGATGAGTTATCTAAGCTACCTCTGGAAGAATTAAAAAATGAAAAGATAAATGTTTACCTCTGTAAACAAGCAATTCAAAGGAAGGAAGATAAGGAACGAGAAAGTAAAGCGACCTATGTAACACCCGATAAAATGATGGCAGCTCTGAAGCAAATGAAGAATGCAAGAAAACAAGCTAACCCATTTTATAAAGCTAAAGTTGAATATAATAAAAAAAATAATTTAAATTGGAAGGGAGAACCAAACAAGTAATGCCAGGTAGACCAATGCGAAAAGTGTTCTGTCAAGGTTTTACTAGAGCCGGACTAAGATTAGGATTAAAAATACCCTGTAAAATGAAAGGCTATTTACTTGCAAATAATACTTACAAGTGTAAATATCATGGCTTTCAAAATGTTAAGGGATTTAAAAAAGAAAACTACTCTGATGAAACCAGGATTAAACAATTATCAAAACTAATACAATTTAGGAATTATACTGATGAGCAACTCAAAGCCTACTACTACGAAAAAATCAAACCAGGAATTGATAACAACAAACCAAGCAGATATAATTTGCGATGCACTAGCAAATGGCAAAACCCTTACAGAAATTCTGGAAGATCAAAAGCAATATCCGTTCAGTTTGATGAAGTTTTATCATTACTTAAAAAAAAATCCAGAATTAGAAATAAGAATAACAGAAGCTAGAAAATACGGAGTTCAAACTCTGATTGATAAGTTGCTGCAGGTGTTTCAATACCAGGAAGTTGAGAACCCTAATGCGATCCTCTGGATCCGAGAAAAAACTAAGTTTATAACTTTCTTAGCTAATAAATTAACAGATCTATACTCTGACAATAAACCTATTAAACAAAACATAGATCAGAAAATGACTATAAGTTGGGAAGAGCCTAACGATATGATTGATGTATCTGAGGATGTAACTGATATTACACCCCCAGATAATAAAGATTAGTTTAATTGTTTGTTTGGGATTTTAGGTTGATTAACCTCTGTAGATTTTTCAACATATTTAGTTTTAAAAATATCTGAAACTTTAGTTAAATTTTCTTTCATATATTTTTTAACTTCATGTCTACAATCACCGGCAGAATAGTATAATCCAACACTATCAAAGTTTAAAAAATCACCCATTAAATGATTTGCAAAGTTTGGATTGTCTTTATACAACTCTGTCTTTTCCATTGCTTTATGGAACTTTCTGCTTTGTTTAAACATTTCGTCTCTGAAATTTTCAAACATTGTTTCTTCATTTGTTTTTTTACTCATTTTATTTTCCTTTCTTGGTTGTTATATTTTTTGTGCAATGTATTGGAACACCGGATCCTTTTGACCAGACGCATAGCTTATTCTTTTTTGATATAAAAGAACTGAACCCATTTCTGCTAAAGTTCTAAAAAAGTTTCCAACATCTCTAACCTCTGGATCTCTGTATCTATCCTTTGCAAGATAACCTTTATGATATTCAACTGACTCTTTTGGTTTAGCTACTTGTGACCAATGCTCTGCTTTTGTTTTTTTGTTCATGTTTATCCTCTTTGTTTAGTTGTTTGTTTTTATAATGAGTGTAAATAACTCCTTTAGCACTCAAGATATTTAATAGAGTTAACCTCTGTAACTCTCTTAAATTTTGTTTAATTAAATTATTATTATTACGCATATTAAAATAATTAATATTAAAAAATATTTAATCCATGCGACATAGCGTCTATGAATTGGTTTGCCTAATATAATCATTCATTACCCCATTGTTGAGCCATTGCTTCTGCTATACCGGTCCAGAATTTAGATCTGTCTTTGGACCCACGAGCAACATATCTGTTTTTGTTTTTATCTGTATTTTTATATCTACTAGTACCAGACTCAATAAAAGTTTTAACCTCTGATCGATCTATGATATTTGTAGGTTTTAGCTTTGGCAATCCTTTTAGCCACAATCTAGTTTTCTTTGTGTATGGATGACCAAATTCATATGGTTGAATTTCCTGGTCATGTTTTGGCAATTCAAATATTTTTGATTGGACCGGATTTTCAATAGCAACTTTACAATCTAAATTATAAAAGCACATAAAGAATTTTTTTGCCTCTAATCCTTTTTTATATCTTTCAATATTTAGTTTACCTTTTTCTGGATATAATCGACAAGCACCGGCATTTGATAAATATGTGCATGGTGGATGAGCAATTATTAAATCCCATTTATACTTTTCTAAGTTTAAATAATTTAAAACATCCCCTTTAAAATGATTTCCGGGAACCTCTGTATCTAAAATATCACAACTCCAAGCGTCATGACCCATTTTTTTAAATGCCTCTCTGACAATCCCGGAATACTCACAAGCTATTAATACTTTCATTTTTAATTTTCCCCTTGTTGATTTATTATATTATTTAATTCAGATACTTGTTGTCTAACTCTGTAAAATTTACGACTCAAAAAATCTGGATGATTTCTATCCATAATTTTATGATCAATATATACTGAATAATTTGTTGCGTGTTTTAATGGAATAAAAGATTGCGTTCCGTGTTCTTTCCTGGACCCACGACCCAACACCCGGACCCGATAACGATCTTTATTAATAAATTTTCTTACACCTTTAATAAAATCCCAACCCTCTTTGGAGTTTGGTATTTGATGAAAAAAATGCACACAAGCCTCTTTCATTTTATTAGTTTTTTTTGGTTGTATGTTTGTTGCATTCCTTATTGCTTGTATTACTTCATTTGTGTCATATTCATTACTCATTTTTTTAACCTCTTTCTATATTGTTATTATTAAAACTATTATTAAAAATAATATTGTTACTGAAAAATAAAAATTTATATCTGTCATTGCTTAACCTCTCTCTCTTTTTTGTATTCTTTTTTATTTTTAGCTTTAGAATTTAAAACGCAACAATATTCGTTTATATAATACTCATGTTGATATTTGTTTTTAACAACTCTATTGATTGCGTTTATTCTTTTTTCTTTCCAATCCATTAATAACCCCTTTCTATTTTAT